TGGTTCAGGCATTGAAGCTGGTGAAGGCATTGAAGCTGGTGAAGGCATTGAAGCTGGTTGGGGCATTAAAGCTGGTTCAGGCATTAAAGCTGGTTGGGGCATTGAAGCTGGTTCAGGCATTAAAGCTGGTTCAGGCATTGAAGCTGGTTTATCAATAACGGCAAAATTTATATCATCAAGATTAAGAATATTTGCCGGTGTTTGTATTTGGAAAATACCATCTAAAGAAGAAAAACAAATTAAAGTTCAACAATTAAGGCAGGGTGAGATTGCTTGCGGTGATCTTGTAATTATTAATGAATAAACTCACCCATTGCCGCCGCTGCAACCGCCGTTTAACCAACCCTGATGCTGTTAGGGAAGGGATCGGCGCAACCTGCAAAAAGAAGCAGCGGCTTTCGGGTGAACAAACACTTTTCGATTTTACTGAAACTGAAACTAAACAAACTGAAAGGGAAAATGAAAATGGTTAATCAAGGGGAATTAAAGTTAGATGAAAAGTTATTTGGCATAAGAGATATTGCCAAGTTGATAAACTATCCAGGGCCGCCAAACGATATCCATAATCGGTTGATGCGATGCGAAATTTGCCCACATAATAGAATTATAAATAAATTCACCAGAAATTCTGTTCATGCCTGGACTGAAGAACAAGTTAATCAATTTATAGATTTGATTAATAAAAACCTGGTTCACACAAGAAATTATGGGAATTTAAAAGATTATCTTCCTGAATCACTAAAGAAAACCGTTTCTTTAACTTACACTGATGTTTCTAGTGCCCAGGATTCACTAAGAACCAATATAAGGCCTATATCAATCAAATTGCCGGATTCAAACCCAAAGCTTTATTGCATGGATGAAATGTCAATGGCAACCAACCGCACCAAATCAACCATAAAAGGTTGGATTATGGAATTTAACTTAAAGCCGGTTGATGTTACAAAAGATCTTGCTCCGCTTTTTGATGAATCAGTTCTTAATAAAATGATTCAGCTTTCTTCAACCAGAAAACGGGTTCTGAATCGCAAACGAAGGGTTAAGGATACACCAGCACCAGAAATTCGGAAACCTTCATTCTTTGGCCGCCTGGTGGCGTTTTTGAAAGGCAAACCGATATGAAATATTTAATAATCGCAGTTTTTCTTAACTGCATAACGGTTCTTTGCCTGGAAGTTATGAGTTTTTGCCAGATCAAGGTTATTGATACTGAACTTTCCACTTTGGAAAAGCGAATTCAAACCCTTGAAGAAATATCGGGAAGATTATGAAATGGATGAATATTATAATTTCCGAAGAATTTGTTATGGTGATGAGGGCGCAACTTTTATTCCTGTTTGTGAGCTATGCAAAAGATTTGTAAAGGCCGACAAGACTGCTCGCTTTAATGGGTTTGGCGAGCTTGCAGACGAACCAAATGCTACTTGCAAGAAGCACGGAAGAACCAAGATGATATTTGAGGGGTATTTATGAACCAACCACAGCCAGATGAAGGGGGAAGCGATGAATAACCTTCCTTCATATTGGTATAATTTGCAACTTGGCCCAGAACAAGGGGTTTGCCTTGATTTGGCTAGTATAACCGCCTTTAATGATAATATTGCTTTTGGGCTTAAGAAACGAAACACAATCACCATAACCACTGAAAAAATTGATCATGATTTAAATTTTGCGGATCACGTTTACTTCAATAATGCCCGTTTTGTAATGTTAACAAGGACAATACCAGGGCAAGAAATAGGAAAGGGCACCAACCGCGATAAATGGAGGGTTAAAGATGCCGGTTAAAGTTAAAACATTTCAATCAAGGAAAGTAAAGGATTAAAACCAATGCGAAAACCTGGAAAATTCAAGATCAGGGTTAATATGAAGGAAGCGGGGCCGTTTCCAGATTTGAACAAGTTAAATATGGCTGGTGAATATACCCTGGACATTGCCTATACCAAAATTGAAGAAGTTCAGAACCAATATATACACGTTTATTTTACAGTTGAAAGGATCACTGAAAATGCTGAATGATGTTTTAACCGATGAAGAAAAGGCTTCAGATGCGATTCTGATAGGGAAACCGATTCGGGTGCAACGTAAACGCACAAAAGGTTTTAAAATGCCAGAAAACACGGTTTACGTTGGCAGACCGACTAAATGGGGAAACCCCTTTAATCTGGGTTGGTATTATAAAATAGGATCCCAGGGCTTTGAAGCTTCATTAACCCCAAAGGAAAACTTTTCACCATGCTTTTATAATTCCCAGGCAGTGAACCTATACAAGCGGTTAATTAAGCGGAATATTGGTTATCCAGTGAACCTGGTTAAAATCAGAAGGGAACTTGCTGGAAAGAATCTTGCCTGCTGGTGCCCAACTGATAGGCCTTGCCATGCAGATTTTCTATTGGAGATTGCCAATTCATGACAATGCGCGGATATAATCTTGATGGTGTTAAAATGATTTGTTTTGAATGTGATAATTGCCAAGATCACATTGAAACTGGAACAAAAGATTTTGAAACCGCCTTATTATCAATGGAATATGATTTTCACTGGACTGGTATAAAATATAATGGCGTTTGGTTTAATTATTGCCCCGATTGTAAAAGCCATGCAAAATAAATCATTAGGAATTTGGGCTGAACTTTCCGAAGGGGAAAAGCAATATTTATTGAAGCTTCCCCCGAAAAAAAGGCAGGCCAAACTTGAAGAAATTAAACTTAAAAAAGAGAAAGAAGAAAGGGCCAAACAATGGAAATAAAGGACTTTGAAGAACGAACTGTTAAACAGATTATCGCTGATGATCTACCTGAAGCCAATGCAAATCTTATGGCTCAGGGTATTCTTTTAATCCCTTTCAGCATGGTTGATAATGAAACCGTTGGCATAAAAGACGCAATGGCAGTTGGTTTTATTCCAACGGATCGTTTTGAATGTATGAATTTAATCAAGGTAATTGCAGGCTTATGCTTTCATGCTGCTAAAAACACACTTGAATCAGCAAAAGATAAGCAAGAGGTTAACTAATGCAATCCAAAAGCAATGCAAATGCATAACAAAAGGATGGTATAAAATGGAAGGTTACATCTGCAAAAGCTGCGGTTCCCTTACAAAAGGCAAAACCGAAACCCCTGGAAACTTCTTTATCGAAGTGATTCTCTGGTGTTGTTATATCGTGCCAGGGCTTCTTTATTCAATTTGGCGGAGATCAAAAAGGCATAAAATTTGTGAATGGTGCAAATCACCGGATTTGATCCCGCCAGATTCACCGATTGCCGTTGAAATAAGAAATAAGATTAGCAATAGATTGGATTATATCTGATGATTATAAAATTTCTTATAATTGTGGCTATAGTCGGTTTATCAACCCTATTTGCCTTATGGTTCTATGATTAGAATTATATAAAAATATATATACAAAATTATTTATATATCTTATAAATAAAAAGGAAAATAAGGGAATATTCCCTTAACTGATAAATGGGGATTTATGGAAGAAAAGAATAAGATACCCGCCTTTCAATTTTATCCGGCTGAATTCCTTGCCGATGAAAATGTGATGATGATGAATAATCGGGAGCTTGGTTGCTACATCCGGCTTATGTGCTACTGTTGGCGCGAAGGATCAATCCCGAATGATATCCAAAAAATGGCTAAGCTATGCCTTGAGGATAGCTCGACATATGGCACCCTATGGCCAGCTATAGAACCATGCTTCAAAAAATCGGAAAATGATCCAACTAGATTAGTTAATAAACGACTTGAACAAGAGCGAATTAAGCAGCTAAATTATAAAAAGGTACGTTCAGAGGCAGGCCAAAGGGGCGCAAACCTTAGATGGAAAGTTAATATAGCTAAGCCATGCGATAGCGATAGCCAAGCCAACGTGGAGCCAATGGCAAAAAATGCGTCTTTATCTTCAAATAATATAATTATAAAAAAAGAAAATATTAAAAGAAAAAAAGATTCAGAACCTAAAAACCAAACTGAATTCATTTTGCCAGATTGGCTTTTGCCATTTCAGGAAGATTGGAACCACTTCCTGGAAATGCGAATCAAAATCCGAAAGCCTGCAACCTTCAGGGCAAAAGAACTGCTTGTTTCAAAACTGGAAGGTTTCAAGAACCAAGGCTTTAACCTGGGTGATATCCTGAAGCAATCAATCCGAAACGATTGGCAGGATCTTTTTGAACCAAAGCAACAAACCTATTCAAAACCACAAACCCAGTTTGCAACACCTTCAAACCCTGATAAAACCAACTTATTACCAGATGCAATCAAGGCAAAGAACATCAAACGCCGAAGGGATAAATACGGCCAAACCCTAGAAACAGGCCAGGAACTTTGGCTGAAGAAATACGAAGAACAACACGGGGTTGTTGATATCAATGGCTAAACGAAAGAAAAACGAAGTTCAGGATATTTCAGACGAAGAACGTTATCGCCGGATTAAATGGCTTCAATCAATCGGCAAGCCCCTTGATCAAAGGCAGATTGATTTTCTTCGTAACTACAAACCCGTTGAAATGGAAACCGCTAAACCTTCACCGGTTTACTGGAATGAAATGGCAGAACGGAAATAGGTTATAAAACCGAACTGCCCCTGCCTGAAAGGTTAAAGGCTTTATCATCCTAACAATTCAGAACCCCTTTTTCAAATAATTTGAAAATCAGTTTCCCTTCCTATATAATCAAAAAAATTAAATAATTTTAGGGGAACCATGTCAGCACAAAATCAGGCTGAAATAATTCATAAATCCTTGCCGTTTCAGTTGAAGGCTTTGGCCGATGAAGAAGGCACGATTGAAGGTTATGGTGCTGTTTTTGGTAACGTTGACGGCGTTAACGATATTCTTTTGCCTGGTTCTTTTGCGAAGGCTATTCGCGGCAATCAAAACGTTAAGATGCTTTGGCAGCATGATTTCACAATGCCGATTGGCACCTGGAATAATTTAACCGAAGATTCAAACGGCTTGAAGGTTTCCGGCAAGATTGCAACTAAAACGCAACTTGGCAATGATGCTTATCAGCTTGTTAAGGCTGGTGCCATTGATAGCCTTTCGATTGGTTTTATCCCAACCGAATGGGAAATTGATTCTAAAAAGGGCATAAGAACGATTAAATCAGTTCAGCTTTATGAAGTTTCCCTTGTGACTTTTTCGGCAAATTCTAAGGCTAAAATTGTTAACGTTAAAAGCCTGCCTGAAGATATCAGAAGTTTTGAAAGATTCCTGAGTGATGCAGGATATAGTCGAAGCGAAGCCAAGCGGATCGCTTCAACTGGATTTAACAAGAAAGACCAGCGAGAGGTTGGGGCAATAACACCAGTTTTAAAATCGCTTGAAGATAAAATTGATATGTTTAACTCAACTCTTAGAAGGTAAATAAAATGGATAATATTGAAGAACTCAAAGCGGATCTATCAACCGCAATTCAGGGAGTAAAAACCCTTGAAACCAAGTTTGGTGAAACCGCTTCACTTGTTAAGCAGTTCCAGGAAACTAACGAACAGGAACTAAAAAAACATGATGCGCTTTACGAAGAAAAAATGAAAAAGCTTGGTGATGCTGTTACTGAACTTACTGAAGCAAAGCAGAAAGTTGCGCAGCTTGAAACCGCTTTTAATCGCATTGCTATTGGCACCGAAAAAGATTCCAAGGGTGAAGTTATCACCCCTGAAATGAAACAATATGGCAATCTGATTAACGGCTATATTCGGAAGGGTATTAACGAACTTGAATTAGGGAATTTTGAAAAGAAAACCCTTTCAGTTGGTTCAGATCCAGATGGTGGTTATTTTGTTTCGCCTCAGTTGTCAAACCGCATTGTAACAAGGATGTTTGAAACATCCCCGATTCGTGCGCTTGCTACTATCGAAAATATTTCAACTGATTCTTTTGAAATCCTTTCGGATCACAACACCGGCGTTTCTGGTGGTTGGACAGGTGAAACATCAACCCGTTCCACAACTTCAACCCCACAGATTGGTAAAATCACTATCCCAACCCGCGAACAGTATGCAATGCCAGCAGCAACCCAAAAGCTTCTGGAAGATGCCGCTGTTGATGTTGAAAGTTGGCTTGCAAGGAAATCTGCTGATATCCTTTCGCGAACTGAAAACACAGCGTTTGTTAGTGGAACAGGTGTTGCACAGCCAACCGGCTTTCTTTCATATACCGCCTGGACAACCCAGGGAACTTATGAATATGGCAAGATTGAACAGCGCAATTCTGGTGCTAATGGTTCTTTCACCTTTGATAATCTGATTGATCTTCAGCAGGACTTAAAAGAAATCTATCGCCGTGGTGCTGTTTGGTTGATGAAACGTTCAACCCTTGCTTCGGCACTCAAGTTGAAAAATGCCACAACCAATGAATATCTGTTGAATGATCTCAGGACTATAAACGGTACTGATTTCAACCTTCTGGGGAATCCTGTTAAATTGGCTGATGATATGCCGGTTGCAGCAACAAACAGCCTTTCAATCGCTTTTGGTGATTTTGGGGCCGGTTATACCATTGTTGATAGGGTTGGTATTAGCGTTCTTCGTGATCCATTCTCAAGCAAACCTAACGTGCTTTTCTATACCAGAAAACGTGTTGGTGGTGGTGTGGTTGATTTTGACGCTATCAAGCTGTTGAAACTTTCAACTTAGTTTTTAGCGAACCAGATTTAAAATTTTTAAATAAAGGGTAAAAAAATGACTACAAGAGAAATAGACTCAAATATTGTTATTACCGCCTCTCTTTATCCGGCGGCTTTAACAACCAATAATACAACCGTTGCAGGCACCGGCGTTGATCTTAAAGGGTTTTCCGCTGCTGAAGTGGTTGTTCAAGTTGGAACTTATGCTGAAACCGTGTCAGGTGCTTTTTCTGAATTTTCCATTCAGGAATCGGATGATGATACAACCTACACTGATGTTGCTAATGCGGATCTAACCGATACTGTTGCAGCAACCAGCACTGTAACAGGTGCTTCAACCACTGGTGTTATTGGTAAAGTGTCCAGCACTTCAAATGATAACGTTGTGTTTAAATCCGGCTATAAAGGTTCTAAACGCTATATTCGCGTTAAAGAAAATGCCGAAAAGAACCATAACGTTGGTTTGCCGGTTTCTGCTGTTGTTATTGCGGCAATTCCAAATCTTGCCCCTCAGTAATACCTTGTTGCTTAGGTGAGTGGTGGAACCGTTTAGAGTTCCACCACATTTTAAAAAACTCAATTAAATAGGTTATTTATGGATTCACTTCTTACAATCGTTTTCACCGCTGATGATCAAGGGGCTGAAGATGGTGTTAATGTTCGCAAATTCAAAAAAGGTGATGTTGAACTATTGCCTGAATGGTTTGCAAACATGTTTATTGATAATGGAACCGCTGAAATTTATGCTGAAGGCGAAGAAGAAAAGCCAGCCAAGCCAGCCAAGCCAGCCAAGGGTTCTAAGAAGCATAAAGAGGAAGAATAAAATCATGGCAAATATTGCAAGGGCTTCACTTATGCCAGCCGGTTCAGTTCCACCGGTTGCTAGCTTAGAAGATGGTGATGTTGGAATTATCATTACTAAGGTGAAAGAAAACAATGAACTTGAAGTTACCTATCCTGATGGTTTTGTTCGTGATCACCAGGCAGTGGCTATTGAAGATTTGATTCCAAAGATTGTGAATAATCTTCGTGCCCGTTATGGTGTGGCTTCAGTTACCACAAAAACCGCCCCTGCTATTGCCGAAGGGGTTAGAATCGTAATGGAGGTTTCCAACAATGGCTAATAATTTAAACTATAAAGTTTCAGTGAGAAATGCCCGATTAGATGCCATTATCAGTGCGATTGGTTCAAGCGGCAAACTTAAAATATATGCAGGTTCACAGCCAACCGATGCGGACACCGCCTTATCAGGCCAAACCCTGTTGGCTTCCTTGGCATTATCTGCAACCGCCGCTCCTGCTTCTTCAGGTGGTGTTTTGACATTTAATTCAATTACCAATGATTCTTCTGCTGATGCAACTGGAACCGCCGCCTGGTTTACCTTAACAACTTCAGGAGATGTTCGGGTTGTTGATGGAACGGTTGGCACTTCTGGAACCGATATGATCATTGATAACACTTCAATATCAGCAGGCCAGGTTGTTTCATGTTCAAGCTTGGTGATTACCGCTGGTAATGCTTAATAAAATGGGGGCTTTATGGCAAGCCGCCAAACTTATTATGCCGAAAGCCTAGCGGAAAGCACTACAACCAGTAGCACTTACCAGGACAAAGTTAGTTTAACTTTCACCCCTGATGCTAACACTGATTACATTCTGTTCTGGTCAGCAGGTGTTATTGAGGTTAGCACCACAGTAAGTGTTTTTTCCAGGCTTTATAATTCCACTGATGCGGTTGTTCTTTCTGAACAGAATCAGGAAAACCGCACAACTTCAGGAAGCCCTTATCGAATCACCGGCGGCATGGCAAAGTTCAGTGCCGGTGCTTCACCCGTTTCAACTACTTTTAAGATTCAATTTCATGATTCTGATGGTGCCAGCACGGCCAAGATTAAAAACGCCAGAATATTGGCTGTTCGTGTTGATGCCCTTGATGCATACGCTGAATCATTAAGTGATCAAACTTCAACCAGTAACACTTATGAAGATGGTGCCAGCTTAACTTTCACCCCAGGTTCAACCGGTGATTACCTGATTTTTGCTACTTGTGATTTCAATCACGGTTCAACCGGTGATGAAATGTTTATCAAGCTTCTTGATCCAGATGGTTCAACCAGCTATTGCGAATTGCAACACGTTAGTAGGGATGCCGCCAATTATAATCCTTATTTTGCTATGGTTAAGAAGAACTTAACAGCTTCTTCAAAAACCTTTAAACTTCAGGTTCACCGAACATCAGCCAACACAATCACTTTAAAGAACCAGCGGCTTTACGCAATGCGGCTTGATGCCGGTTTTGCCAATGCTTATTATGCTGAAGATAGAACCAGGGCAACCACAACCAGCACAACTTTTCAGGATGATAACAGTTTAACCCAAAGCACCAATGCAGCAGATCACCTGATATTTAATTGCGCCGGTTTGGATGGGACTTTAAATTCTGAATCCCAACAATGCCAGTTCTTGGAAGATGGTAATGTTATGTCAGGGCCGTTTGAAGCCCGTGTTAATACCAGTGCCACTTATTCTTATTATTATCCGCTGTTTATTGCTTATAAGGAAACCTTAACAGCGGCAAGCCATACCTGGAAAAGACAATTTAAAACTGTAACTGGCACCGCAACCGCTGGAATCAATGAAGATGCAACTGCTGTTCTGGAAATTTCCGCCGGTGGAATAACCGCTTCATTAAGCCAGACCGAAGAAAATGACAGCGCGGCAATCTCAGCCAAGATTAAGATTACTGATTCGGTTGCAATCACTGAAGAAAACGATTCATCTTCAGCAAGCAGCGCGGTTAAGGATAATTCAACCGTCAATGCCAGCGAAGAAAATGATGGTTGTTCTTCATCATCTGCTGTTCTGGTAAATAGCACTGTTGCCCAAACCGAAGAAGATGATTCACAAGCTGCAACCGTTCAACTTATTGTAACTGGAACCGTTAATGCCAGTGAAGATGATGATGGTTGTTCAAGTTCGGCCCAGGTTAAAATTACCAATTCAGCCGCTATTACTGAAGAAAGCGATTCTAGTGCGATTTCAGCACAAGTTCGGGTAACTGGTGGTTCAACACCAACCGAATCGGATGACACCGCTTCTGGGGCAGCGCAGGTTCAAATTACTTGTTATCTTGGCCGTGCCAAAACTCCAACTGATATTTCAGGGTTAATTGCTTGGTATGATGCCCAGGATGCTTCAACCATAACAATGGATGGTTCAAACCTGGTAAGCCAATGGAGTGATAAAAGTTCCAATGCTAACCATGTTACACAAAGCACCAGTGCAAATAAGCCAAAATATGTTTATTCTGCAATAAACAGCTTGCCAGCCCTTCAGGGTTATCATGATGGAACAAACCCCAGTTGTTTAAGTATAACTGATAATTCCTCACTTGTTTTTAGTAATTACACAATATTTACAGTTTTTCAGCGTGTAACTGATAGAGGGACTTTAGAAGATATTGTTGCTAAATATGCAACGGTTTCAGGCAGCAACCGAGAATTTATTCACCAAATCAGTTCAGGCGATAAGATAACGTTAACCCAAAGCCGCGATGGAACAGCAACCTTTAATGTTAGTGCGCAAGTTGCTTCACCAACCACAGTTGTTGGAAACCCGATTTTAAGCTTTGCAAGGTTTGATAATACTGCTAATTCCTTATCGGTTGGCATGTGGTATTTGGGCACGAAATACACCAATTCAAATACTCAAACCGATATTGCAAACACCGTTTCCCCGTTATCTTTATTTTGCCGATTGGATTCAACAATAATTGATGGAATTGCCGGTTATATTGGCGAAGTAATTATTTTTGATTCTGCATTAAGCACAGCAGATCAATTGGCAATCTGGCAATATCTTGATCAAAAATGGAACCTTGGTTTCAATCCTGCATATTCGGCCCTTGAAGAAGATGATTCAAGTTCAGCAACCCTTCAGCACGTTTCAACTGGCACCACATCAGCAACCGAAGAAGATGATTCAACCAGTTCTTCTTCCCTGGTAAAAATTACCAGTTCTGTTGCGGCAACCGAAGAAAATGATTCCAGCGCAATATCTGCCCAGGTTAAAATTACAACTTCAGTTAATGCCACTGAACAGGATGATTCAAGTTCTGGTAATATCACCGGCGTTAATAGTGTTGATTGTTCGGTTAATGCAACCGAAGCTGATGATGCGGTTTCTTCTAATGCTCAGGTTAAATTAATCGCTTCAGTCAATTTAACTGAAGAAGATGATAACAGCACAATCGCTGCAAAGATCCAGATTTCCGAAACTGTTGCGGTTACTGAAGAAGATGATGCAATTTCCACTTCTTCCAAGGTTCTAGTTTCTTCTTCAGTAAACACCACTGAACAAGACGATTACAGCACCATTGCAACGTTCGTTAAGATTTCATCTTCAATAAACACAACTGAAGAAGATGATGTTTCCGCAATAACCGGAAAGTTGCTGGTTGCAGCAAATTCAAACGATATCGAAGAAGATGATGCTTGCACCGGTTCCAGCCAGGTAAGAATTACAGCAGCGGTTAACACTTCTGAAAGCGATGATTCTTCAGCCGGTTTGGCAGCGGTTAAAATCCTGATTGTTGCCAACTGCAATGAAGAAGATGATGGTTCAGATGTTGAATCGGTGGTTGTGAACCCAACTGTTGCCCCGCCGGAAAGAACACTTTATATTGAAATCAAGAACCGATTGTTAAAAACCAAGGTTTGCAACCGGCTGGTTTATGTTCAGCAGCAGGCCAGAAAGCTTAATGTTAAAGTGCAAAACAGAAAATATAGCGCAACCGCTGGAAATAGATTATATTAATTAAAAGGGCAAAATCCAATGAGTAATTTAGCAATCACTTTTGAAAAGGATCCAAGCGAAAAGCTTGATTTTACCATTGATTGGAGCAACGAACTAAATGATGTTGCCGATTCGATTGCATCAAGTGCCTGGACTGTTCCAGGCGGAATAACTGAAGTTACCGATACCAACACCAGCACAGCGGCAACAATCTGGTTGCAAGGTGGAACCGATGGGGATTCCTATACCTTAATCAACCAGATAACCACAGCGAATTCACCACCCAGGATTTACCGACAACCAATTATTGTGAGTGTAAAGACAAAATCATGAGATATTCAATTGATATTACTGTTCAGCCAAAAGGTTCCCCGATAACCCTAAACAATGCCAAGCAGTTTTTAAGAATTACTGGAACCGATGAAGATGAATTGATTGCTTCAATGATTGCCCAGGCGGCAAACATGGCCGAACTTTATTTAAGACGTTCACTTATAACCAGAACGATCAAATTAACCCTGGATTCCTTGCCCTTGGCAAATAACCGGCAAGAATGGTGGAGTGGTTCAAGGGAAGGTTCAATTTCTGAATTATATAAAGTTGCTGATTCAATCCGGTTGCCTTATCCGCCAATTATAGCCATTTCCAGCTTTACCTATTACACAACCGATGATTCTTCAAACACCCTTGCCAGTTCCAATTATTTCCTTGATGAATCAGGCAGGCTTTGTTTAACAAACGGTGGTTCATGGCCCCAGAATTTACGCGATAAAAAGGCAATCGAAATTGTTTATACTGCCGGTTATGGTGATACCCCAGATCAGTTGCCACAAGGCTTGCAAGGGGCAATTCGGTTGCTTGTTTCAAAGATTTATCAAGATAGGGATTGCGCTGAACTTCCTGATAATGTCATTTATGCTTTGGATCCTTATAAAATGATTGATCTGGGATATTGTTAAAATGGGTTGCACTTCCAAAAAGAACTGTTTGGCAATTTCACCAAGTATGCTTCAACATAAAATTGTGATTGAAACGCCAACCGAAGTTAGTGATTCACAAGGCGGTTTCACCACAACATGGGCAACTTTTGCCACTGTTTGGGCCGCAATAAATCCAGTTAGAAACTGGGAAAATCCGATATCATTGCAGAATGAAACAAGATCATCCCACAAAATCACAATGCGTTATTTATCTGGCTTAAATAATAAGATGCGGATTAAGTTTGGTTCCCGATATTTCAATATCAATTCGATTATTAATCGGGAAGAACTTAACATTGTTCACGATATCATGGCAACTGAAGGGCAAGCAACTTGACAACACCAGGAATCAGAATTGAAGGGCTTGATACTTTGCAAAAGCTTTTTCCAACTTTGCAAAAGCAGATTCTTTCTGAACTCAAAAAGGGTATCGCCGCCAGCGCAATCATGGTTCAGAACGAAGCAAAAGATTCAATGAGAAAAGCCAAGCATGGCAAGAAATATAAACGAAAATCTGTTGAACACGTTGCATCAGCACCAGGCGAACCGCCAGCGGTTGACACCGGCAGGCTTATCGGATCAGTAAACCATAACATAACTGAAGATGGTTTGACTGCTTTAATAGGAATCCTTGATCTTTCCAATGTTCGTTATGGAAAATTCCTTGAATATGGAACTGGAAGAATAGCGGCAAGGCCTTGGTTATTTCCTGCCCTTGAAAGACAAAGGGCCAATATCGAAAAGCGGATCCAGCTTGGAATTCAGAAAGCTTTAAGCGTTAATGGAGGGGCTTAAATATGGCTTACCCAGTTCAATTACTTCAGGCGGTAATTTATAGCAGATTAACCGGCATTGCAGGTTTAACAAGCCTTCTGGCTGCTGGTGCCAATTCAGTTTTTGATTATGTTCAGCAAGATGCGGCTTTCCCTTATGTGGTTATTGATAATTTCACCACAACTGAAGATGGTGATAAAAGCAAACAGGGCCAAGATATAACTGTAACAATTCACGTTTTTGATAAGGGCAGGGGCAAGAAAACCACTGAATTAATCATGGCCCAGGTTCACGATGCCATTGAAAGGCAGGAATCAGCCTTTACTTTAACCGGCTTCACTGTTGTTCTGGCTAAATTTGAATTCAGTGATATATTCATTGATGATGAAGATTCAACCAACCTTTATCCGCATGGTGTTATGCGGTTCAGGTTCTTAATTAAAGAGGCTTAAAATCATGGCTAAGAAAGAAAAAACGGCTGAAGATACCGGCAAACCTTCAAAGGATATTTATTTTATTGCTAATTCTGAAGATGTTTCCCAGGAAATGGCGGAATTTCTAAGGGATAAAGTTTATATCACCATCAATGGTGCTTTCCGAAAGTTCAAAAACTTCGTGAAAATGGCTTTTACCAACCAAAGACAATATGAGCTTGCCAAGGATACCTTTTGGCGTTTGCCCCGTGATCAGCAGGAAAACTTTGTCATTGGCGGTGATGAAGTGCCGATTGAACTTTCGCTTTTGGCCGATTATGATAATGCCTTCCTGGTTGGTTATGATGATATCAGAATTGCCGCTTTAACTAAGGAATACAAAAAGGCTGAAAATATAACTACACAATTATCTAAGTTTGTTATAAGCTAAGATTTCAAACTAAATAAAAATTTAAGGGGTTCAAAATGGCTGCTGCTTCAGGTCGCACTTTGTTACTAAAAAAGGGAACAACCACAATCGCTGGTTGCCGCACAACCCAGATGACTTTCAACAATTCGCCGGTTGATATCACAACCAAGGATAATGCACCTTGGCGAACCTTACTTGATAACGGTGGAATTCGTTCAGCAACCGTTTCAATGGAAGGTGTTTTCACTGATTCAGCGGTTGAAGAAAGTGTTCGTTCAGATGCAATGGGTAACACAATCGGCACTTATAACCTTGTGTTTCCAAATGCAGACACCCTTTCGGGTTCTTTCATGATATCAAATTATCAGCGTTCTGGTAATTATGATGGTGCTGAAACTTATTCCTTCACTCTGGAAAGTTCAGGCACTTTGACTTATACAGCAGGCTAATTGGTTGGGGGTAAATAATGGGTGCAGTTACAGTTGCAAGCCTTTCTGAAGGCACAGGAGTAACAACCGCACAAGCAGCGGTTTCAGCTTCAGACACTATTGCAAATGTCACAGGAAGAACCTTTCTTGTGGTTGATAATCAATCTGGCAGTAATGATACAGTTGGGGTTGCCGCACAAAATACCAGCACAACCAAACCTGGATTTGGCAACCTTACGAAAGGCAATATTTCTGTTGTTTGCCCAACTGGCAGGCAAACAGTTATCGGGCCATTTTCTAAGGCTTATGAAGATAGTTCAGGTAATGTTACTGTTACCCATAGCCAGACAACCAGCGTTAAACAACTGGCTTATGTAATGCCGCCGCTAGATGGTATTATTTAATTTCTAACTTCTAAAAAATAGGTTTTATTATGGCTGCAACACCGACACCCCGCGAGGTTTCAATAACTATTGGTGAAGAAGAATATCTTCTTACACCATCTTTTCAGGCAATCATTGACATTGAACAAAGAACCGGAAAAGCAATCACCGCAATAATTTATGCCGCACAAAGCAGCATTATTTCATTTTCAGACATTGTAACGATTGTTTGGGCTGGAATTAAAGCCAATTACAAAGCAACCAAACCTGCTGAAATGAAGAACCTGCCTAAATGGGATGATCTGGCCGAAAATATTCAGAAAGTTGGATTTGCAAAGGTTCTTCCTGGGGTGCTTGAATTCATGGTTGCGGTTATGAATGGTTCAGAATCCATTGAAGGTGATTCCAGCGGGGAAAAGGAAAAAAACTAAATCCAGGTGATTGGCTTTTCCATTTTGCTGAAATAGCACTTGGTTGTTTTGGCTGGTCGCCTGAAACTTTCTGGAACGCAACATTATGGGAATTCGCCGCCTGTTTATCAGGCTTCAAAAAGCGGTACGGGATTGAATCCGAACCCAAATCAATATTAAGTAGAGAAGATGCGCTTGATTTGCTAGAATGGGCAAAATCAGAACGTGCAAAAGATATTGCACGGGATAAAGCCTTGAATCAAGCGGGGAAGAATGGCTGAAACTTCACAACATGTTGTTAAAATTTCCGGTGATACAAGCGGAATCAACAATTCATTAAAACAGCTTCAGGGTTCTTTCGATGAATTAAAGAAGAAAACACAAGAGTTTGCCGCCGCCTGGTTAAGCTTTGAAGGTGCAAAAAAGGTTGTTGAATTATCAGCTTCCTTAAGGGATTTAAAAGAAAGAATTGCCCTAACCAGCCGCAATCAGGCTGAATATAATAATACAATGAAAGCCCTGTTTGAGCTTTCCCAAAGGTTGGGTAAGCCCCTGGGTGAAATCGTTGATTCCTACAGCAAAATTGCAGTTGCAGCTTCAGGTTCAGGAATAGCACAACAAAAGCTTTTGAATATCATTGAAGCGGTTAATAAGGCTGTTGAAATTTCCGGCGGCAATACTCAGGACGCAGCACAGGCAGTTCAGCAGTTTGTTAAATCAATAGTCACCGGTGAAGCTTCTGGCCGCCAGTTTATGGCTATCTTGAATAGTTCTTCCTATTTAACCAAGGTTCTTGCTGATGCCATAACACATGGTTCAGTTCCAGCCTTGCAGGAAATGGCGCAGCAAGGTGAATTAACAACGGATCAAATGCTTAAGCTTGGTGATCCTGAGATTCTTGCCAAAATAAACACGGTGTTTTCTGGCATTGGTGATGGTGCTGAAAAATCATTCACCAGATTAAAAAACAAATTAATCGAAGTATTTTCAAAGATTGATGATTCAGCCGGTATTTCTGAAGGCCTTGCAAAAGCAATGGATGAATTAACCAAGGCTATTGATAATAACGCTGAAGCATGGGCAACAAACTTTGCAACTGCCTTGAAAAATGCAACCGCCTTAATGTACGGAATTGAAGGCGAAATTGCTATTATCAAATCGTCTTTAGCGCACCCTATTGATGCTTTAAGAGGAAAAACGGATCCAGAGTTAGAAAAAACCCTGAATGATTTAACCGTTAAAATGGGTGATTTAACCAAGAACACAGATCACACCAAAGAATCAATGAAGGATCTGGGTTTAGAATTTGGTGCTTTGGCTGATAAAGGTGATAAGCCACAACAATCATTCAAACGACTTTCCCAGGAAGCAAAAACATTTTCGGAACATCTTATAAAATTAAAAGATGATATTGATTTAAAAACCGAAGAAAAGCTTCGGGAAAATCTCAGTATTCCCTTAGATGATGCGGATAAAATCCTTCTTGCCCTGGAAAAAGATATTCAGGAAAATCAGAAAGCCTTCGATCAGTTAGGGGCAACTGGCAAAAAACAAATTGATGCTATCAAAGATTCGGTTTCAAAACTTAAAGAGCAGCTTCAGACCGAAAAGAACATCAAGTTTATGGAAATGGCCGATGAAGAAATTAATGCGCATGAAAAACAAGTTCAGGAAGATGCTGCAAAACCTTTCATTCATGCAATGGAAAATATTCAAGATGCCTTTGCTTCAGGCTTTGAAGATATTTTCAAAAACGGTGTTGATTCCTTTGGTGATCTTGCCAAGAAAATAAAAGACGTGATGATTAAAGCGGCTGCTGAAATTGCCGCTGCATTGGTGTTTAAACCGATTCTTGCAAGCACAACTTCAGCTTTGTTGGGCAGTGTTGCCCCAGATTTAGCAAGAACCATCATAAAAGGCATGGGAGTTGAAACCACACCAGGCAGCAACGGTTTAGGGGTAACTAACCCATTAACTTCGATTGCTTCAAATTTGCTTGGTTCTAGTGGAATTTTTAGCAGCTTCAATGCTTCAGTTGCTTCAGCACTTCCAAGTCTTTTTAGCACTGGTGCCCCTTTGGCTGGAACAATAGGCCCAACACAGGCGGGGTTATTAAGTGGTTTAGGTGTAACACCAGCAGCAGCGGCTTTGGGAATCGCTGCAATAGCAATTCCATTGATTGCCGGTATGTTTGGCGGTGGAACACCACACCCAGGCGCATCATTCGGGGGCACTTTAACCGATACTTCAAATGCCTTCCAAGGTTATGACCTTCGGGCAAAACATATGGATACAAGCGGGGTTCAGCAGCTTGCACAAGCCCTTGACTCAATATTCCAGAATTTAGGTTCTTCAGGCATTAACCTTGGTTCACCAACTGTTCAGGGCCGCATTGATTCAAACGGTAAAGCCCAGTTTGGCATTGGTTCGGGTTCTTCAATTAACTGGCAGGATTTATTCGATCCTTCTGATGCCGATGCAATGGATAAGGCAATAAAAGGGCTTATGCAAAGCCTGCTTTCAACTGCTGATGTTACCAATAAAGATGTTGTTGAAGCCCTTAAGAATGTTGACTGGGAAGGCCAGAAAGTTCAGGATATTCTTGATAACCTGAATTTTGCATCAACCTTTGAAGCTTTAAGGCAGCAGCTTGATACGTCATTGAATAAAGATCTGGTTGGAATCTTTGATCCTGCCCTTAAAGAAATATCCGATGAAAACGATAGATACGCAACGCAGCTTGCCCTTGCCAAACAGATCAGCGGTGATGTTGCAACCGTTGAAAGATTGCACCAGGAAAGACTTGAACAAATCAGAATCAAATATTCAAATGGTATTGAAGCGACCGGCCAAAGCGTTGATGATTTAAACAATTCTTTAAAAGATGCCCAGGACAGATTTAAAACCTTTGGTGATCTGGTTAAAACCCTGGGTGATTTTTCAACCAGCTTAAAGCTTGGCAATCTTTCCCCATTATCTGCCCAGGATAAATATAGAATTGCCCAGGAAACTTTCACCCAAACCGCTTCACTTGCAAGGCTTGGAAATGCGGACGCAATGAAAGACTTGCCAAAGGTTGCCCAGGATTTCCTTACAATTTCCCGCGAATTCAATGCTGGAAGTGGTGCTTATACTGAAGATTTCAACAATGTTCAAAGTGCAATCGAAGATGCAAAAGCGGTTGCCCAAAGACAAATGAACCTTGCTGAAACCCAGGTTCAAACCCTTCAGGATCAATTAACCGAAATGCAAAAGCAAACTGCATTGCTTCAGAATATTGCAAATTCCAATATGCCAAGCGGTTATTCATACGGTGCAAAATATCTTGAAGCCCTTGCAAACCCACAAGCCAACAATCTTATCAATAGTTCGATTGGTGAAAATCTTAATGCGCTTCAGGGCCGTGATTTTGGTTGGGGTAATGCTTCAGGCCTTGAAGTTCGTGCTTTGGGCCGTGCCTTTGGTTATTCTGGTGATTATGGCACCGGCTTATTTGATAAATGGCTTCAGGCAAACGTTGGTGATTTACTGAATTCTTTCAATGATGCCCTAACTGCTATCGGTGGAACACCAAGGTTCAGGGCTTCTGGTGGCTTGGTTTCCCCAAAATTCCCTTATATCGTTGGTGAATCCGGCAAAGAATTGTTTATGCCAAATGTTCAGGGCCGCATTGTTGGGGCAAATGAAACCGCTGCTTTACTTTCTAGTGGTTATAGTGGTTCCAGCGATTCTTCAGGCTTAAAAGAACTTGCCAAGGAAATCAGGATTACTAACACCCGTATTGAAGCCCTTCAGAAGCAAGTTAACAATAATATGTTATTCAGGCGGGTTGCATGACGATTTCAGACGATCCAAATATTGAAAGATTTATTCTGATTGATGCCGAACCTTTTGATGTTGTTGGGGTTGCTACAACACATAAATATTTTGGAACCAGGCCTTTCACAACCGAACCGGCAGACACACCGGCAAACGTGCATTTTGAAGATTATATTGAAGGCAGCTTTGAAATAACCAGATCAATTTATTCAGGTTCAAAAATTGGTGGCCGTTCGTTTCCTTCTGCTGGAAATATCACCTTAATCAATTCCTTTGCCCCAACTGATAGCAATCCTGAACTTGATGATTGGATTGATGATACTGTTTTAACCTGGGATAGCCGCCAGTTTACAGCATATATTCTTGAAGAAAATGATACCTGGACAGATAGAACCCAGATTTTCCAAGGTGTTTTTGAGGATATAAGCTGGAATCGTGATAAAATCACCTTCACCATAAAAGACAAACAACACCTGCTTGATAAGCTTATTCAAAGCACTTTTTACACCGGTGCCGGTGGAAACAATGGCGGGGCCGATTTAGCTGGAAAACCGATTCCTTTGGCTTTTGGCAGGCTTTGGAATATCACCGCAATAACTGTTGATGGTGGAAGTTTTCTTTTCCAAGTTCACAATGGAGCGATTCAGGAAATATCAGAAGTTCGTGATAAAGGGGTTCCATTAATTACCTGGGGAACTGCAACCGCCGGTGCTTCAAATACAATCACTTTAAATTCAAGTTCCACTTCGGGTTATGATGTTATTGATCCAAATTCCCTGGGAAATGGATATTATAATAATTGCCAGATTTCAATTACCAGTGGCACCGGCGCAGGCCAAACCAGGACAATTTCAGGTTACACCGCCGCAACCCGATTGGTTACAGTATCAAGCAACTGGACAACCAACCCAGATGCAACCAGCGTTTACAGAATCGAAGAATGGACAGAAGATTTATCAAATGGCCGTTTCACATTACTTGCAAAGCCAGACGGAACGGTTACTTGTGATATAAAAGGTTCAACCCTTGGTGGCACTTATAGCGGTTCTTGTGCTGATATCATGAATTATATTGTTCAAAATTATGGGGGTTTAACTTCTGGTGAAGTTAATTCAGCAAGCATTTCAGCTTTAAACACCAAGAACAGCACCGAGGTTGGTTTTTATACCGGTGTTGAATCAATAAACATTCTGGATTGCCTTGATTTTCTGGCTGATTCAATCGGGGGGTTCTTTGGTTTTAATCGAACCGGTGAATTCATTTGTGGAAGATTTGAAGCACCGGCAAGCAGTTCTTTAAGTATTGCCCAGGCGGATATTCAGAAAGATTCAATAGACCGCCAGCAGTTCTTTTATCCAGTTTATAGCCTGATTTATAATTATCGGAAAAACTGGACAAGGCAGGATCCAAGCAACCTTGCAACATCAGTTCCAGCAGATCAGGCAGCTTTATATTCCAAGGATTATTTAACAACCCAAACCAGCGATTCAGCGGTTCAGGCTAAATTCAAAGGGGCAGTTGAACTGGTGATTAATAGCGGAATTTATGATTCAACCGATGCCGAAACTGAAAGGGATAGATTGATTGCCCTTTATGGTGTTCGCCGTTCTATTTTTACTTTTAAAACTTTTGTGTTACCTTTTTCGATAGATTTGAATTCAACGATTAATATTACACATGAACAGCTTGGATTATCAGCTGGTAAAGATGCCGTGGTTGTTGAAACAAATGAAGATGGTTTAAGTGGAATTATAACAGTTAAGGCTTTTGCATAATGTCAGATATTGTTAAGCTTTTTTATCGAAATTATATTGAAGATGCCACTTTAACCGCATCAAGCACCGCCGGTTCTTTATCAAAAGAAAACCTGAAGAAATATAAACTTTCAAAGATTTGGCGAACCACAGGGCTTTCAAGTGAATATATTTCAGCAGATTTGGGGCAATCTTATGGTTTAAATATGGTGGCAATCTGGGGCCATAATCTAACCACAGCGGCCCAGATAAGAATTAGAATCGGCAATGATCCAACCTTTGCCACAAATCTTTATGATCAAACCGTTTATGCATGGCAACCAGTTTATGGTTATGATGAAGGTGGTTATGATGAAGGCGGCTTTGATGGTTTGCCAATTCTAACTGATTATAATGGATTTCCTTCATATACCTTGGTTGAACTGGATCAATCCTATAATGCACGTTATATCAGAATTGATTTCACCGATGCTTCAAATCCTGATGGTTATATTCAGGCGGGTTATCTTGCAACCGGCTATATGATTCAACCAACTTATGACGTTTCGGTGCCTTCTGAATTGCCTTCCTGGTGTGATCCTTCAGATCAATATGAAACGGAAAGTTCAGATTTATGGGTTTGCAAGAAACGCAAATATCGGGTTGCAACCTATATTTTTGAGTTTTTAAGTAAATCCGAAGCTTTAATTACCTTTGACGATCTTTCAAGAATTGTTGGCGGTTCCAAGCCGATTATAGTATTATACTTTTCAGATAGTGAAATTTATAAATATCGTTATGCTATGTACGGGCTTTTAACCAATGCAAAACAAGGATTGATTAAAAGGCAATTAAGGCAAAATACAGAAGCTTATAGTTTTGGAATCAGTTTAACCATGCGAGAATTAATCCAATGACAGCAGCAACGATAACAGCAGCAACATACCAGCAAACCAGGGGAGGCCAGAACTGGGGAACTGGAACAAATGCCTTGAATGATATGGTTGGCGCGGTTGCAACCGCGATTAACAGCCATGCCAGCGATATTGATTCTTTAAATACAACCCTTGCTTCAGGGATTGATTTAACCAACACTTCAGCAGATTCAGTTGCTATTGGAACCGGCACCAAAAATTTTACCTTGGCAACTTCCAAGGCTTATCAGGTTAATCAATGGCTTGTCATAACCGATGCTGCAACCCCTGGTAATTGGATGTTGGGGCAGGTTACAGGCTGGAATAGTGGCACCAAGGCACTAACCATGTCAATTTCAGTAACAAGCGGTTCAGGCACGATTTCAAGCTGGACAGTTCAGTTATCAAGCCCGCCAGATCAAACAGTTAATATTAATGGTTTAACTGAATTTACTGGAAAAGTTGCAAATAATGATATGTTGGTTTTTTATGATGCCAGCGCAGCGGCAAATAAAAAGTATTCAAAGAAGAATTTAGAAAAATTTATTAGAACAATATCGGGGTTATAATATGGCTTCAGTTACAGCAAACCAATTCAAAGAACAGGGAACTTTAAGCGGTTCAACCAATGGCCGTGCTTTAAAGATTTCAGGCACCAACTTTGCAGGTGCTATAACGGTTCACACAGCAACCAGCACAGCAAATGAGGTTGATTTCATCACTCTTTATGCTGAAAACATTGATGTTACTAATGATATCCCAATTTATTTGGTTTGGGGTTCTGAAAGTTCAGGCGATGAAACTGCCTTTTTAATTCCTCATGGCAATGATGCCAGCGGGGAAACATCCTTTCCAGCAGCACCAAATAAAATCCTTATCGCTGATAATATTCCCCTTGCAGGCGGGGAAGTTGTTAAGGTTTTTGCTGGAACTACTAATAAAATAAAGATCACCGGTTATTATAATAGATTTGAAACGGTTTCCTAATGGCAAGAAGAATTCCACAGGCAATGAATCATTTACGCGCCCCTTTGATGGGTGTTCGCCAGGGTGGAAGGCAATCTATTGTTAAAAATATCCAATACGGTTCCATTTCAATAGGAAGCGGAAACACTTCAAACACCGCAACAATAACTTCGGTTGATACTTCAAACAGCCTTATTTTCTGGCTTGGTTCTTACAATACCAGCGCAACCACAAATCAAGATATGATTGCCAATGTTGCTTTAACCAATGCAACTACAGTGACCGCAACCCGTTCGCATGGTGGAACAAACACTTGTGTTGCCCGTTTCGTGGTGATTGAATTTATTCCTGGGGTTTTAACAAGTGTGCAGCGCGGAACAATAACTATCGCCTCTGGATCAACAAGTAACACCGCTACAATCACAAGTGTTTCCGAAAATGTTGCTTTCTTTAACTGCCTTGGTTATCGCAGCACGAACAGTTCAGCAGAAAGAATTGATAGTGCTTTTGCAACGGTTGATTTGACTGCTGCAACCACAGTGACAGCAACCAGGGGTGTTAATGATTCTTTTGATACAATCGTTGGTTATCAGGTTGCAGAATTCAGCACAAATTACATTCATAGAACAGCCAAAGTTTCTGCTGCTTTAAGTGCTGCGAACGGGCTTTTAACCTTAACCGGTGCTTTGGGAACTGCAATTTCAACATACCCACAAGGCGGGGTTCCATTCGTTGCCTTTGCAGGTTTAAAGCCTGCTGGTTCTGCTTGTGCTGATGCTTTCTTTTCAGCTTCACATGAGTTTTCAACAAATAGCACTTATAAACTTATGCATGTTCGTGATGTTGCAGGGGGCAGCACAAGCGGCACTATTTGCAATAGCATTATCTTTTTTAAACAAGATTACATAAAATCTTCTTTCGTTCTTACAATTCCTTTGATTGGCGCGGCAAGTGCTACTGATACAATGCCAGCCAATGAAACCGCATCAAAAACCCTTTTATCATTAAGTGGATATCGTTCAAATTCATCCACCGCAATAGGAAGTGCCGGAAGCCTTCAGAAAGTTGTTGGGGCAATTTATTATGATGGTGCAAACCTTGTGGCAAACCGAGGTTCTGCAACTGATAATTTATATGTTCAAGCAAACGTAATTGAATTTGTTTAAAAAGGGGATAAGATGCCTACACCTGAAGCAAGTGAACCAATTTGGATTCAGATTGGAATGGGGGTTATAGTGGTTTTAACCGGAATTGTTGGCTGGTTTACCAAAGATGCAATTAAATCTTCCAAAAAAACTGCTGAAGATTTGGCGGATCATAAGCTTCATGTTTCTGAAAACTATGTCAAACAAAGTGTTATTGCCGAATTGAAAGTTGAACAAATAAACGCTGTTAACCGGCTTCACGAACGCATTGATGTTATGGGGAACGATATCAAAGACATGCTTAAGGCGATGGGGGTTAGAAAATGAATGAATCAATGTTCTTTAACCACTGGCAGGAAGTGCCACAAGATTTATGGCGTTGGGGCCATTTTAAACCGGTTGAAATTGCCAGCAAAGGCAATGGTTCAATCCTGATTCATTTTGATAGCCTGGATAAACTTCAGTTGGCAAGAAATCTTGCAAATAAGCCATTTATTATTAATTCTGGTTATCGTGATCCTGAATATAACGCCAGGATTGGCGGGGTTAAAGATTCAATGCACATGCGAGGGCAGGCCTTTGACATAAGCTTAAAGGGCTTTACCAAACCAGAACTTCATTCAATTCTTTTGAAGGCAGGCTTCACCGGCTTTGGTTTGCATTATGCAACCTTTATTCATGCTGATACTGGCAGGCCAAGGACTTGGTGAAATAATTGGCGTTTCAACTGTAATCTGATATTATTAATTATATCAATTCCATATTATTAATAATATAAACATAGGGGTTTTTATGGATCCGGTTAATCAAGTAAATCAGGTTTGTATTTCAGGCCTTCCCGATATTATTTACACCGTTGGAACCGGTTTGGTTACAATTGCCGCATCAAGCATTGTGGCAAACTTTGCACCAAATTCAGGTTTTGGCAAAGTCATTCACTGGCTTGCGCTTAACTTTTCAGTTGGCAAGAAAGCATGACCGTTTATTCGGTATTAGGAATCGCCGGTGCGATAATTCTGATTTACGGGTTGATCTATTGGTTGACCCGTAAAACCGAAAAGGATGCCGTTCAAATCACAACCCTTAAAATGCAAGGCGAAGAAAATGAAGCCGCTTCAAAGAAGAATAAGCAATCTGCTGAAACCTTTTCTAAACCGAACCTTGATAGCAATGAACTTGCTGATTCTTTTAACAGCCTGCCCGAATAACCCGCCTGTTGCTGTTAATTATTGCCCCCCTTATATCAAGCCAAGCCAAGAATTTAATGATTATGTTGCTTCGGGCAAATATGGCCCAGGCATGAACGACACCCTGAACCGCTTCAATAAACAGCAGCTTGATATTCTTCAAAACTGTTATCCTGAAAAGTATCAGGAATATCTTGATAATTTAAAGGCCCGAAAGAAACTCAAAACAAAGTTAGGTTGATACCATGTTAAAACTAGGCAAAAAACCCGCCAGGAAAGATTCTGTTAAGTTCAAACTCAAAAGCTATATTGACACAAGCAAATTACCAAAACCCCCTAAAAACTTCGGCCATGCCGATTTAATGGGTAAAAACTGGGAAATGCTTGGCAATGATCAATTCGGGGATTGTGTTTTTGCCGGTGCAGCGCATGAAACAATGCTTTGGAATAAGGAAGCTGGAAACCAGGTTGCTTTTACAGATAAAGCGGTTTTAAGCGATTACAGCGCAGTCACAGGGTTTAACCCTTCAGATCCAAATAGCGATAATGGAACCGATATGCAGGAAGCCGCTTCCTATCGCAGAAAAACGGGGGTTATTGATTCGGATGGTAAAAGGCACCAGATAGCCGCTTATCTTGCTATTGAACCAGGAAACCTGCTTGAACATTATATTGCCATTTATCTTTTTGGTGCTGTTGGCATTGGAATTAACTTTCCGAATTCTGCAATGGATCAATTTAACCAGAATAAGGCTTGGAAGGTAAATTCCAAATCACCGGTTGAAGGCGGCCATTATATCCCCTTGGTTGCCAAAAAAGGTAATTATCTTTATTGTGTTACCTGGGGTAGATTGCAGGCTATGACTTTGGGTTTTTTCAAGAAATATAACGATGAATCCATTGCCTATGTTTCGCTTGAAGCCTTGAAAGATGGAAAATCACTTGAAGGCTTCGATGCCGATAAACTGATTTCTGATTTACAATTATTAAAATAAGGTAATTTTATGAAGAAGATTTATTCCCTGATTATTCTAGGGTTGCTTTGCTTATTTGCAAATACGGCCCAGGCTGATATTAATTACAACCAATGGAAACTAACCCTTCCCATTGATAAAAATGGCTTGACCATTGGTGAAGCTATAGAAGTGAAAAAGCTTGACCAAAGCTCAAGCTTCCCGCCTTATTTCACCCAAGAAAATGGAAATATTACTTTTGCCGCACCGGCTGAAGGTGCCACAACTTCAGGTTCCCATTATCCAAGATCTGAACTTCGGGAAATGGATTTAAAGACCGGCAAGGAAATTGCCTGGAAACCGAAACAAGGCGGAAACCTGCTTGCAACACTGGCGGTTAATGATCTTCCCATAAAAACCAATGGCGGGGCCGGTAGAATAGTGATCGGCCAGATTCATGGGAAAAGCAACGAACTTTGCCGATTGTATTATGATAAAGGGGTTCTTTACTTCCATGATGATAAATCAGGTTCCAAGAAAAAAGAGGTTGAATTTAAACTTCTGAACGATAAAGGGCAGACAACCACAATTCAGCCAGATGAAATCTTTGATTATAACATTAACGTTTCAAAGAATATTCTAACGGTAAAAGCCAATTATAAAGGGGTTGAATATAAAGCTTCTGAACCGGTTGGAAGTTATTTTAAGAACGATTCCTTGTATTTTAAAGCGGGTGTTTATGTTCAGGTTGGAAAAATCGGTTCTGGTGCTGGAACGGTTGGAACGGGAACCGGCAAGGTTACTTTTTATAACATTGTGGCTTCACACTAAATTTATTGAATTGGCTAAATTTAACCTTTAGAATAACTGTTGTTATATGTTTGATCACAATTCAAACCCAGGCCTAAGAACCTGGGTTCTTTTTTGCCAAAAAAAAGGCGGTTTGACCCGCCTTAATTGTTTCTTTGGAGAAAATGAATATTAAACTATCAGGAAAATATTTCAATAGTTCAACCTTTCTTTTTTTGAATAAAATTGATACACCCATTTTCAT